GCAACGACCGCTCCATGAAATTGGCCCGTGACCGCAAACGGGCAATGCTTTCCATCTGGGACCAAAACCGGATGAACCAAAAGATGCGGCACCGTGCCCGCCACATCCTTGCCTACAGCGAAGCACCCGTATTCATCAAACCAAACTTCGATACCCGCACCCCCGAATGGCATCTCCGCAACCCGCTGGACACGTTCGCTGCCCCATTGGACGACCCGACGAACCCTGTCCCCGCTAACTGCATCTTCACCTACAACCGGACGTATCGCTGGTTGATGCAAAACTACGGTGACAAAGTTGATGGCCGTTTGAAGGTTGGCGAACCCTCGTGGGATTCCATGTTTGTCATCCTCGAATACGTCTGCGACAACGAAATCGTCCTCGCTGTAATGGGCACAAACAATGAACGGAACCCTGTCACCGGCCAGATGTATCAAGGTGCGCACGTTATTGAACTGTCACGGATGCCTAACCGTACAGGTATGCCCCTCGTAGTTGTTCCCCGCCGCATCACGTTGGACCGTCCTCGTGGACAGTTCGATGGTTTGCTCGGCATGTACTACACCCGTGCACGTTTGCAGGCTTTGACTGAGATTGCGATTGAGCGAGGAATTTTCCCTGATGAATATCTCATTGCCCGACCCGGAGAAAACCCTGAAGTCATTCAGATTGCTGATGGCAAAACAGGCCAGTTGGGTGTCGTCAAAGGCGGCGACATTCAACAACTTCAGTACAACCCAGGCTACAAAACTGATGTCGCATTGGATAGATTGGAACGGCAGGAACGACTTGAAGGTGCAATCCCTGCTGAATTCGGCGGCGAATCCGGCACGAACATTCGTACAGGGCGACGAGGCGAGTCAATTCTTGCAGCAACAGTCGATTTCCGTGTCCAAGAAATTCAAGATGTCATGGCTTCTTCGCTTGTTGAAGAAGACAAAATTGCTATCCAACTAGAAAAAACGTATTGGGGTAGCGCACCCAAATCGTTCTTTATCCCAGGCATGGGCGGTGGAGTCAAGGATTACACCCCGAACAAACTGTGGGAAACCGATTTCCACTATGTCGCATACTCGGCGTCTGGTTCGGATGTCAACTCTTTGACGGTGACGGTCGGCCAGTTGCTTGGTGTCGGCCTGGTTTCTAAGGAATCTGCCCGTGAAGCACACCCGTTGATTCAGGACCCAGAGTTGGAACGAGACAGGCTTGTCGCTGAAGGTATTGAGGCTGCGTTGTTGCAGTCCATTCAGGCACAGGCAGCAGACCCGAACGGGCCGTATCAGCCCGACGACTTGGCTTTCATCGCTACGCAGGTTGCGTCGAACAAGATGTCGTTGCCGGAGGCTATTCAGGCTGCACAGAAACGTGCACAGGAACGACAGGCAACACCCGCACCGCAGGGGGCACCAGAAACAATGCCTGGTTTGGCTATGCCAGGAATGGGTGCAGAACAACCGGCGATGGGTGGCGGTCAACCGTCGCTCGAATCTTTGTTGGGTCAGTTGGGTGGCGGTGCAGCACCGATGGGGGCGATGGCATAAATGGCACAGGCATACGGCAATAGGACAGATTTGAATAACCCTGCTAACAAGATGCGGAAGATGGCTGCTACAGGCCAGACGTATGGTTCTGCTACTGAGCAGATGCGGTCACAGGCAGCGGTTCCGATGGGTGGTTCACCCGCCGAGCAGGTCCCTGCACCCGGTTCGATGGGCGGGTTGGACCGGATGACCGAGCGACCGAGCGAACCGATTACTGCCGGTATGAACTTTGGTGAAGGCCCAGGCCCCGAAGTGTTGGCGGCACCAGGCCAGGTTGGTGTCGGTTCTCGTGATGACCTTATTCAGCGTGTCCGTATGGCCGCAGCACAATACCCGAACCCTAACCTTATTCAACTTCTTATCATGCTGGAAGGCCAATGACCAGAACATTCTTCGACCTCAAGCAACTTGAAGGCGCAGAAAACAGGCAGGTGTTGAAAGATTCCCGCAAGCGGGATATTGCGGCGACGATTACACCAGAGTTGGCTGCACAGTTCGGTAAAGCGTACACGCTCGGCAGGTTTGCTAGCCCGGAGTTGATTGCGTCTGCTGCTGTTGCAGGCATTTCTGGTGTTGATGACCTGTACACGAATTTGCAGACGCAGTTGTTGAAGCAGGGTGTTGTTCCTCAGCAGGCTATTGACAAGAATAAAGAGCAGGCGTCGAACTGGTCTGAGTTTGTTAACGCTAAACCTGGCCAGGTTGTTACGGTTACTGACCCTCGTACCGGCAAACCGGTTACGTTGACTGTTGCTGGTGCTCCTACTGCTGCTATTACTGCTGTCGGCCAGCAGCCAACTGGTTTGCGTAAGCGTACAGCCGAAGAAATTAAGGCTCAAGAAGAACGCCGTAAGGCTCTCGAAGAACGTGTACCCGTTGTGGACATTACTTCTACTGCGGATAAAGCGTTGGAGTTTCGTGGTCTACAAGGACCGTCATCTTTCCAAACTCCTCGTAGCGTCGGTGAGGGTGTAGCAACAGTTTTTTCTGCTGTCGGTATCCCCTTCCATTATGCGGGTGCGGCTATTAGTTTGATGGCACCAGACCAACTTGAATTTGTTGCTAAGGGTGTTCGAGGTTTTACTAAGACTGCCAGCCTTCCGTTGTTGTCTGCTGGCGAATTTACTTACAACCTGACTTCTGCCACTCTGCGTGACGCTTGGGCAGCGGGCCTATCGGATGGTAATGCTTGGGAACGTTTCCAGATGGCTTTGGACCCACGCAAAATTTGGTCCAATATCGAAGGCGCATACCAGTCCACCACGCTTGTTCAGGTCACGAACGATATTGCTAACGGCAACCTTGATGTCGGAGGCGGGTTCTTTGTTCAGGGTAAGACTGGTGAACGTGCCCAAGAAAACTGGCGTGAATACATTGGCACGGTTGGTGAAGCAGCCGGTATTGACCCTCGCACCATCTACGACCCGCAGCAACGTTTGTTCTATGAGCAGACGTTCAACCAGGGCATGTTGGCTGGAGAATTCCTTGTAGACGCCAAGTTGACGAGCCGTGACTCTGAAGTCTACCAGTTTGCTTCCGACCTCTATGACCTTGGTGTCCGCATCGGTGTAGACCCATCTGCTTACTTTGCACCTGAGGTTGCTCTTGCTAAGCGTTTTGGTGTTACTGCCAAGGTTGCTACCGATTATGTTGCTGCCCGCAAAGCAGGCAAGTTTGAAGAAGCCATGCGTATCGCCACCGAAAACGCTATGGATGTCAAGGTTGCCGAACTGTTGACTGACACAGAACGCCAGAACGCTATCGCCAAGGGCGTCTTTACCCGTCACGAGAATGTTGTGTATTCGGGCGACAAGAGTTTCTTTGACGGCAAGGAAGTCTCAACGTTTGTTGACGTTGACGACCCAGCATTTTTGCCTAATACCGCAAACCTTTTTGGCGAAGGTCTTTACGTCACCGACCAGGCAATTGTCGCAAGTACAAAAGGTTATAACGTCCCAGATGCCCTTAGTTGGGATGACATAGACCCGAATATCCAGGCGTCAATTCAAGAAATTCTTCCCGAAGGTGCTTTTTATGGCAACACTGGCATTAACCGGGGGGCTGCTGGTGTTTGGAAATTCGACAAATCAAAACTAAACGTTATCGACGGCGAACAAATTCTAGGACCCGGCAATCCCGCCTTCGATGTACTTGAAACAGAATTCAAACGGCAACGAGAAATTTCCGGTGGTGTAATCGGCTCTATCCCAAACGTTGACCAAACAATCTTGTATCAAGACATGTTTGGTTTTACACCAGAATTTTTTGATGGGCCGACAAACACTATTGAACAATTCACTGATTGGATTAATAGATATACAGCCGGTCAAGTTTCTCCTTCAGATATCCCCATGTTGTTTGATGAGGTTGCCCGTGCGAAACAACGAGTCGTTGAAAGGTTTCCACAATTCGCTGAATGGCTAAAAGTCCGTTACAACTTCACTGACTCCACCATAAGAGAACTGCTACCAAAACTCACCGAACATTTTTTTCAGTCTCTTGAGCGCCGTCGTGACCTTGGACGCCTATCACCTGATAGGTCCTTTGCGGATAATTTCAATGTCGTCCGTTCTCTCAACGTGCCAAGAACAGGCCGTCAACTGTCTAGTGCGGTAGACGACTACACCAAACCATTAGTCGATGTCCATATGTTCCTCACTGACGTGGGTTCTGGAGAAGCGAACGCTCAGTCAATTTTGCTTGATCTTCTTGCCAGCGATTTGGAAACAAAAGGTTATGTTGGACAAGCCGTTATGGGCGAGATGTTGGCTAACATGGTTGCCCCATTGACCGATAACAAATATGTTAAAGCGCTTCTCGAAACCGATATAAACGATATCGCAACAAGGTCGTTCCTTGGTCAGCGAATGTACACGACAGATTTCTATGGTTCGCCTATGTCTATCGAAACTTCTGCTGTGCAAAAAGCATTGGTTAATGCTGGTTTCGATGGCATGTCGTATGCGGGTGGCCTACGCATTGGCGGTGCTGGCGAACATACAGCAACAGTCGTCTGGAAACCTAGCAAAATGGACTACACAGACATTCTTTCTGGCGAAAAGTTTCCGGTCAACCAGGCTGTCAATGCACTAGACACAGCCGACAAATACCGTATCCGGGCAGAAGAAATCCAGACGTTGCGTGAAACCGAAAACGGTTACAGGCAAGCGTTCGGGCTGATGGACGAAGCACCACGAACCTTCGAACCCAACAACCTCAACATGATGCGCCACACCAATGCCGGACGCAAAACACTCCAAGCCCTCGCAGACGAATCAAACCCCGTCAACATTTGGCGCAACTTCCTTAAAGGCAAGTCGCCGCTCGCAGCAATCGACCTTGCTAAAGCGACCACACCAGACCAAGTGTTTAAAGTTCTTCAGGATGCCGTTTTCTCTGGTGACCCAGCCAAAAACATGCGTAACCTCCCGAACTCTGGGTGGCGTAACTGGGCATCCGACACCGGTTACATGGTCAAACAAAACATTGACCGATACTCCCGCCAGACGGCAATGATGCCCGACTCCACCTACATCCCGTTCGACGACCCGGCTGTCGCTTTGCAGCGAGCAGACCGTGTGCTCCAGGTGTCCGGTGTGCGTGGTGCTGAACGTGACGCCGTTCTCAAGAAACTGTTTGATGCTTTGGAAACCAATTCGTCTAAGGATTGGGACAATTTCTTCGAGGCTGCAAACGAGAAAGCGTTGACTGGCCGTATGCAGAAGGCCGGGTGGACTAAAGAAGAAATCAAACGGTTCACCTCTTACCGTGGCAAGGGTAGCGAAGTTACCCGTTGGACGCTTGAAGACCTTGCAGACGATATCCCTATCGAATGGTTCGATGAAGGTGACGGCCCGTTGCGTATCACCCAGTTGCTTTCTGGTGGCGGATACATGACTGACCCTGCCGTGTTGGACGAGTTGATTCGAGACCTCAACCCACTTGTCCGTGCAATCCGCAAAATTACGGCAGGCAACCCATCAGTTGCCAAAGCAATCAAGGCTGAACGTGCATTGGCTCGTGGAATCGAAACAGTTATCCGTGACCTGGCAAAACCAGCAGCCCTCGGAGCACCACTACCTATCCGCTACATCATGCGAGTTGTCCCAGAAGAAATGCTGCGCATCGCTTTCTCCGGCCAGTTCGACAACCTCGGCCAGTATGTTGCACAGATTTACAGTGGCCATTTGAACTATGACACGTTTGGCAACATCATCATGGACAGCAAGAAGGCCGCTACTTTGCGAGCAAAACTTGTTGACCTCCAGTTCGAATACGCTGCCCTAGCCTCAGACACGACAGGCAAAACAGCAGCCCGCATCAAACGATTCGAAAAGAAATACGGTACGGCTGATGAACTTCAAGCGCAGATTGACGAACTGAACACCGTTATCAACGACAGCCTTCCGTCCGCACAACGAGCATTGTCTAACAACGTCAAGGGTTACGTCGAAAACACCTATGACCCTGGCACATTGAAGAACTATATGGAACGGTCGCAGGTGCAGCAGGTTGTCACCCGTCGTGTTGGTGACCCTGCCAATATCAGCAAAAAAGAAAAGGGTATGCGTAGTAGGTGGGTTACGGCTCAGGCTCGTGACATTGCTGAAATGACCGTAAACGAAGATTATCGTGCCATCGCCAAAGCCTTGAAGACAGGCGACCCCGCAGCACTCGAAAAGGTTGCACAAGATTTGTTCGACGGCCCACTGCGCAGCGTCTACGACGAATACACAAAGAACGTTTTCCGTGTCAAACCGAACTGGGATTGGAACACCATTGAGGCTGCACGGTCCCGTGTAAACGAAATCCGTTTGGACATTACCCAACGCACCGGGCTGCAACCAGACATTCTGGATGTTCTCGCTGAAGGAACACTTGACGGTGTATCTGTGATGTTGCAGAAAGCCGACCGAGTGTACGAAGCAACAAACGAACTGAAAGGTTTGGTTCGAGAAAAGTTGCTGGATTGGGCTGACGCTCCAGACCAGGTGCCGTACTACCCCGATGTTCGCACAAACGCCAAAGCAACACGTAACGCCAACTGGATGTACTCATCGTTCGGGGCATACACAAAAACGTCTGCGGCTCTTGCCCGCAACCCGCTGTGGCAACAGGCGTTCTGGCAGCGTATCCGTGAACTGGCACCAGTCATGGACGCAGACGAACTTGTCAAACTCGTGGACGACACCAAAGGCAAAATCCCTGACTACATCAACGACTCGGTAAACGATTCCATTGACCGTGCCCGCCAAGCAAAAGGCACCCTGACCCGTGACGAGGCCGAAGCAGTTGCATCAGACTACGCTCGTGAAGTCACAGACGGCTTGCTGTTCAACGCACAAAACAACCGGTCGTACTTTGGTTCACGCCACCAAATCCTGTTCATGTTCTTCGATGCCTATCGTGAGCAGTGGCAGACGTGGCTGAAGTTGATGAAGTCGCCACGTAACCTTCATGCTGTTGACGTGTTGACTCGTGAACTGAAAGAGTTCCGTGAACCGTTCTCGCAGGAAGACAACTATGTTCTGCATAATGACCCGACAACTAACAAGCAGGTCATTACGGTCCCGTTCTCGAACTGGGTGTACAAGTTGATGGGCGGAGATGCACAGTTGACTATCCCAACCCGCAACCTTTCGCTGGTTGGTTCTGTCGCACCAGGGTTCTCGCCGGTCATCACGATTGCTGCCTCGTCGTGGAAGCCGCAATCAAAAACGTGGGCGAACCTCAAAACAACATTGTTCCCGTTCGCTACCGGCGATAGCAGTCTTGACCCCCGAGACTATTTCATCCCGCAGTTCATCCAACTCTTTGCTCAGGGCGGTGCCGGTGCAGGACGCCAAGTACTACCCCAAGGCGACACTTTCTGGAACCTGCTGGAAAAAGCCGCAGGACCCATCGCAGAAAAAACCAAGAAGGCTTCGCTCATTCCCATTATGCGGCAACTGTCAGCAGACATCGACAAGTACCCGCCTGGGGAAGAAGGCCGGAAGCGTCTTCTTGAAGACGCAGAAAACCTGTCAAACAACTTCTCCATTGTCCGTTCGTGGGCGAGAGCGTTCCTTCCAGCAGCCTCCCTCACCCAGTATTACGCTCAGACAGACAAGGGTAAAATCTTGCAAGGTGTCCTCCTAGACGACATCCGCAAAACAGAAAACGAAGTGTTCGCTAAAGGCGGCACATTGACCCAGGCTGTCAACATTCTCCTTGACCGTTACGGTCTCGGACTTTGGTCGTTCTTCGGTTCAGGCTCCAAGAGCAACATCCCCGGTTTGCAACCGACAAAGGAATACCAGAACTGGGTGTTCGAGAACGAGGGCCTGTTGGAAAAGTACCCGTTTGCTGGTGGCTATCTCGGTCCGCAGGACGGCGAGTACAACAACCGTATCTTCATCCAGCAGTCCCTTATCGGCCAGCGCACACCTAAGGACCCTGTTACGTCCGTGCAGGAAGCCGAGAACCTTTTGGCTGACCTGTGGTACGACAACCAGGTAGCCAGTATTCCAGAAGAATGGTCTAATACGAATCAGGCTTCACAGTTCAGAGCACAGGTCGAATATGAAGTGTTGCAACGATTCCCTAACTGGAACCGTTTGACACCTGTCGGCCCTGCACAAACAAAGAACTTCAACCAAATCCGTGACATCGAAAAGATGATTGAAGACCCGCAGGTGATGGCTTTGCCAGCAGGCCCAGCACTCAAGGAATACATGGACCTTCGTACCGACTCCATCCAAAAGATGATTGACTTCGCCCCAGGGGAAATCAACATGGGGAACTGGACAACCTTGAAGGCGTCGTACAGTCTGCGTCAATACCTGTTCGACACCGGTAACGCTATGGCTGAACGTAACCCTGACTTTGGTTCGTTGTGGAATAATGTCCTCGTCAAAGAGTTTGACACTAAGGATTTGAAGGTGCCCGTGGAGGTGGCCCCGTAATGTCAGAAACAGGACCCACCACAACAACGACACCGCCACCCCAGCAGCCCGCCACTGGCGGTCTAGGTGGCGCAACCTTCACCCCAATGGGGGTTGTCAGCGAAGGCAAAAAGTATGAGCAGGCAATCGGGGTCGAAGGGCAACGTGTCACCGAGGTCGCTACCGGGACCCGCACCTACGAGGGCTACATGGCTCCCAGCCAGCAGGCCCGCATTGCGTCAGGTATGGGCGTTCCTTTCGTACCAAACATCCCGAAGATTGAACCACGCTACTTCTCAGAAGACATCGACAAACTAGGGTCAATGAGCCGAGGCTATATCGCTAACTGGCAGATGAAAATGAACCAGGCCGGTCTGCTCGGAAACGAATTCACAATGGGGGTCGCAGACAACTCGACCCTCAGCGCATACCGTGAAGTGTTGGGTGTCGCCAACCGTGAAGGCGTATCGGATGCTGAGGCGGTACAGTTGATTGCTCAACGCCGAGTCAAACTGGGTGGTGGCACAGTCACCAGATACCGTTTGACAAACGAGGATGACGTGAAGGCGATTGTGGATTCTGTCGCTCAACAGTTGTTGGGTCGTACCTTGTCCGACGACCAGGCTGCACGTATCGCCCGTGCGTTCCAGCAGGAAGAACTGTCGGCACAGAAAGCCTATGCTGCTGGTGGTGCCGTACAAGAAGCCCCTGGTGTGCAACAGTTTGTGACTTCTAGTATTGAAAAAGATTTTGGTGAGCAGGTTGATACCCGTAAACTGGGTAGCATTTTTGGGTCGATTGACGCCATGTTGAAGGCAGGTAAGTGATGGCTGTAAGCAAGAAGAACCCGCCTGCGCCAAAGAAGCCCAACCTTGAGACCCGTAAGGGTCGCCGCCAGTTCGTCAAGTCAAGCGAATGGGAAGCGTTTGTTGAGAAACAGTATCCGGGTCTGTTGGAGATTTACCGCACCAACCCTGCTGTCGCTGCCATCATCCGTCAGGGGTATGTGCAGGAAAGTCCGGCTGCGGACATCACGAAAGATATTCAGGCGACCGACTGGTATCGGGGACTGGGAGCGGGCGAGTATGAGTATGTCACTCGGACCGCCGTCAAGGACCAGGCGTATCTTGACACGGTTGCTGCCCGTGAAGATTTGGTTCGCTCGAACGCTAAGAACGAAGGCTACGAACTAACTGACCAGTCAATTAAGCAGATTGCTGCCGACTCGCTGAAAGGCAAGTGGGATAGCGCAAAGATTGCTGACGCTATCGGCAAGTCGATTGTGGCTGGTGCCCCCGCCCAGGCTGGTACACCTGCCAAACCGGAGGCTGCTGCGACAGGGTTGCAGGCTGGTGCCGATGCTGCTGCTATCCGTGACCGTGCAAAACGCTACGGGTTGAACCTCACCGACAACCAGGTTGAAGGGTATGTCCAGTCTGTGTTGAAGGGAACAATGAGCGACCAGCAGGTCACTGACTCTTTCCGCAACCAAGCCAAAGCCCTCTACCCGTCTGTTGCTGCACAGTTGGATGCAGGCGATTTGGAGACAGGTGTCCAGGCTTACAAGTCGATTGCCTCACAGGTTCTCGGGGTGGATTCCTCGCAGGTCGATTTTACCCAAGACAAATATAAGGCTCTCCTTACCTATAAGGACCCTGATAATAAAGAGAACCGTTTGATGAACGCAACGGAATGGGGTAACTATCTGCGTACGTTGCCGGAATGGAAGAAAACTGCTGATGCCCAAAACAGGTATCAGTCGATGATTGACACGATTGACCGAGTGTTCGGGAAGGTTCGTTGATGGCTACCGAAGCAGACCTCAGAAGTGCGCTAGACAAGTATGGTCTCGGCTTCCTTTTCGAAACGTTCAACAGAAGCCTTGTGCCTGTGTCTCAGATAGATGTCTCCAACGAAGACGCCATTTACAACGCCATCGAATCCCAACCCGCTGTCAAGAAAGCGTTCGATGACAGGTTTGCCGGTAACGCTACCCGTGTCGCCAACGGCCTTGACCCACTAAAGCCTTCCGAGTACATCGCAGCCGAGAAAGAGTTGACGCAGACACTCCGCAACACCGGTCTCCCTATGGGTTTCTACGACCAGCCGACAGACCTCGCCAAGTTCATCGGCTCCGACGTGTCACCCGTCGAACTACAGAACCGTATCGTCGGCGGGTACCGTGCAGCCCAAGCCGCCGACCCTGGAACCAAGGAAGAACTACGCCGACTCTACGGTATTGGCGAAGCCGACCTCGCTGCTTTCTACCTTGACCCGACCCGTGCCACCGATGCCCTTGGACGTAAGGCTGATTCGACGTTGATGGCCCGACAGATTGGCGCAGCCCAAATCGCAGGCCAAGCCCAACAGCAGGCAGGCATCGGCCTATCGGCGGCACAGGCAGAAACCCTCGCTGCTGAGGGCGTGACAATGGGCGCAGCCCGTCAAGGGTTTGCAACCATCGCAGAACAGCAAGGCTTGTTCCAAGCACAGATGGCAGGCGAGCAGGCCATCAGCCAAGAGGAACAAATTTCTGGAACATTCGGCACCTCAGCCGCAGCAGCCCAACGCATCGCAACCCGCCGACGACGCCGACAAGCAGAATTCGAAACAGGCGGCACGTTCGCAGCCGGTCAACGAGGCGTTGCTGGTCTCGGCACCGCAACCCAATGACCTGCGAAAACTGCGAACAGCAATACGACCCCATCGCAACACGCTGGCGTTGCCCGCACTGCGGACATAAAGCACACTGCTGCGAAGGATAGTTGACAAACTAAACCTTTGTGCTACTCTATGCACGAGGCCGAGTGCCAGAACCCACAGATAGCCCCCGTACCTGTGGAGTAAATACCGGGGTGTAACCAACATAACGCAGCCACCTAACTCCTCCGGGTAGGTGTGGGCAGAAACGGAGAGTGCCATATGTCGAACTACGAAGATGACTTCGAGGAGACAGACGAACAGCAGGAATCCAACCCCGTACGGGCACGGATGAAGCAACTGGAAAAGGAAACCCGAGACCTGCGCAAGCAGTTAGCGGAAGCCGAAACAGCCAGACGAGAATTCAACTTCATGAAAGCCGGTATCGACCCGACTGAAGCGAAGTTCAAATATTTCGTCAAAGGCTACGACGGAGACCTTTCCCCAGAAGCAATCAGGCTGGCCGCTGAAGAGGCACAGTTGATTACACCCCAGCAGAACGTGGACACCACGGACAAGGAAGCCTGGAAGCAGTCGAACAAGGCAGCAACCGGAGCCGAAACCGCACCAGCCCCGCCCTCCTGGATTAAGAGACTGCAAGACGCCAACTCCGAAGAAGAACTTCTCGCCGTGTTTGCTGAGGCACAAGCACAAGGAATCCAACTCTAAAGTTCTAAAGGAGAACAACCCAAATGGCTGACTACTATGCAGCAGAAACGGGCACCGCTAACCTCACCACCGACCAGGTGGCATTTGAGAAGTTGGCGTACTTCGCCCTCCGCCCCGAAATGTACTACGACCAGTTCGCAGACGTTCAGGCAACCAACGCCACCAACCCTGGCGCATCCATCAAGTTCACGGTCTTCGCTGACCTCGCCGCTGCTACCACCGAACTCGGTGAAGCAGAGGACGTGACCCCGGTTGCGATGAGCGACAGCCAGGTCACCGTGACGTTGAAGGAATACGGCAACGCAACCGTCACCACGGCCAAGTTGCGTGCATCGTCCTTCATCCCGGTTGACCCGATTGCGGCTCAGGCTGTCGGCTACAACGCTGGTCTGTCGATTGACACGATCTGCCGTGATGTGGTCCAGGCTGGCGACAACGTGTTTTACGCAACCGGCGGTGCAGTTGACCCGACGAGCCGTACCACGGTTAACAGCGATGACGTGCTTCACATCAATGATGTCCGCAAGGCCGTCGCCCAGTTGCGCAAGGCCAACGTGCCCACCATTGGTGGTTCGTACGTCGGCTTCATCCACCCCGACGTGTCGTTCGACTTCCGTTCGAACACCGACGCTGGTGGTTGGCGTGACTCGTTCAAGTACGCACAGCCGAACGGCCTGTACAACGGCGAAATTGGCATGATCGACAACGTGCGATTCATCGAGTCGTCCCGTGCACCGCTTTTCGTGGATGCGTCGAACAACTCGTCTTCGTCCGGCACCATCGACGTGTACGGCACCCTCATCATGGGCCGTCAGGCTCTTGCTAAGGGCGTGTCGCTCGGTGGCGAGTACGGAGCACAGCCGAGCATCGTGTACGGCACGGTGACCGACATCCTCAAGCGCTTCCGTCCGGTTGGCTGGAAGCACTTTGTCGGCTACTCGGTGTTCCGTCAGGAAGCACTGCGCCGCATCGAGTCGGCTTCGAGCCTCGGTTCGAACTCGTAACCTTTCCGACAAGGAATAGCATCGACCCCTCGGGAAACCGGGGGGTCTTTGTTATTCTTGAGCGATGGCTACGTTTCGTCCGCCCACCGACCCGTTCGTCCGTTTCGATGACGGCTCAGGCGAAGGCATCTTCGCCTATCTTGGTGGCTGGCCTCGTGGCCGCAACGTCTATAAACTGACCAACGGTTCGTTCACCGAATCACAACCAGATGACGACACCGAGATCGAAAAGATTTACCACGGCGGACACATCCACCCGTTGACCGCCCAAGAAGAAGCAGACCTTATTGCGGCTGGCTACGGCGATTACATTGAATAATGGAAACCAACCAGTACGACGATCATCTTGAATTTTCTGACCGTCTTTGGTATGCACGAAGCATTGTCACGCTTCCGCAACGTATGCGTAAACCAGTCACATGCCACTGCGGTATCACACGCTACGACGCTTTTCGGACCGTAGCAGCAGACGAAATTGAACGCTTGAGAACAATTATTGACAGCCTGCAAGAGAAATTGGAAAATCATGAAACACAGGGAAGTCCACCCCAATCTTGATGTTGATGGCTGCTTCGGTTGCAAGGTTGCTGGTGTTCGGATGGGCACCAACTCCACGACGACCCGTGGCTCACGTGTATCTGAGATAAACCAGCGTGAACGAAACTGGAATCGTGACATGCCTGCATACAAGCGTTTGCGTAAGCAGGGTTTGCAGCCACGCCAAATTGACGGCTGTAGCGTTCTAGAAAAGCACGCCACCGAAAAATGGCAAATCGAGGGTGCGCCAGTTGCGCCACCCGTTGAGGTTTCATGAACTTTCAGTCTTGGACTGGCATTGACGAACCAAAAATCGGATACGGGTCAATGCTCCAAGGGTTCCTTGACCACGCCCCTGCCGGTGTCAAGTTTGACGAACGTGCATCTGTCAACGTCCACATGCAGTTACCCAACGCTGTAAAAGGCTGGTATCGAGGTCAGCATCGGGTGCTGTTTACGATGTGGGAAACCGACACTGTGCCGAACTTTATGAAACCCTGGTTCGGACAGTTTGACCAACTGCTTGTCCCATGCGAACACAATCTAGAACTGTTTTCTAATTACCACTCCGATGCCACCGTGGTGCCACTCGGGGTAGACCTGACGTTCTGGCGCAAATCACCACAACGCCCAGACGGCCCGTTCAGGTTCCACGCAGGAGGCTCCCTGTGGCTCCGTAAGGGCCTAGACCTGGTGGTGCAGGCATTTACCGCCCTCAACCTGCCAGACGCAGAATTACACATCAAAGCCGCCCCACACGCCTTCGACACAGAAAACGTCAAACACCCCAAGATCACCCTGTACCGAAAGTGGATGAACGCCGAAGAACAACGAGACTGGTACAACCAGGCTGACTGTTTCGTAGCCCCAGCCAGAGGCGAAGGATTCGGGTTGATGCCGCTACAGGCAATCGCTATGGGCATCCCCACCATCGTCTCCGAATCCACCGGTCAACGAGACTTTATGCACCTTGCCCAATGGACCGTCCCCTGCGGCAAATCCCCAGCCCAAACAGTCGGCCAGTGGGACGAACCTAACCTGCAAAAATTGAAACTAGCAATGCAAGACGCATACGACCTGCGGCTCCCCCGGAAACGCCCAGCCGGAACAAACAAATTCTCTTGGGCTGAAGCAGCCAAAAAACTAGTAGCAGCGGTACCCCCAGGGAAACTGCTCAGCAACCCAGAGTGGGAAGCCCCCACAGTCCAAATCAAAGTCCGAGCCAAACGAACCGTCAAAGCAACCATCGGCAACGACACATACATTCTGGCCCCAGGGCAAATTGCCTCTATCACTCCGGGGGCCTATCAGGTATTATCTGATTCTGGTGCTGTTGAAATGGAGCCATCGTGAAAAAGCAGTTTTGGGATAAGAAGAACCCGAACAAGAAATCAACCAAGTTGACCGACAGCCAGAAGAAGGCTGCGAAGGCTCGGGCAACGAAGGCTGGTCGCAAGTATCCGAACCTTGTCGATAACGCTTGGGCGGCAAACCAATGAGCATCGAATATCGTGGCGAACGGTTCTCCGGTTACAACAAACCCAAGCGCACCCCGAATGCAAAAAAGTCCCATGCTGTCCTTGCCAAGGAAGGCAGCAAGATTAAACTGATTCGTTTCGGCCAACAGGGCGTATCTGGCTCCCCGAAGAAGGCTGGTGAATCTGCTGCTTACCGTAAGCGTCGTGAGTCGTTCAAGGCTCGCCACGCAGCGAACATCGCCAAGGGCAAAATGTCTGCCGCATACTGGGCCAATAAGGTGAAGTGGTAGTGGCTCCCCGTAAAGCGGCCAACCCGAAAAAGTCCGCCAAGTATTACCGGGATAACCCGGATGCACGGGAGAAAAAGAAGGCTTACGACACAACCTTCAACAAATCCCCCGGCCAGATGGCGAAACGTCGAGAGTTGGCTAAGACCCGCCGTGACCGTGGTGTCATGGGCAAGGGCGGCAACGACATGAGCCATACGAAGGACGGTCGTATCGTGTCGGAGTCCCCGTCACGGAACCGAGCCAGGAACCGTGGAAAGAAGTAGTGTAGACTAGCGCCGATGGCTGCACCCGCTAAACAGGATTTGACGATTACCCGTGGCGACACAGAGGTCGTTGAGGTTACCATTACGTCTGACGGCACCACACCGATCAACATTACTGGCCGCACCTACTCCAGTCAGATGCGCTCAACGCCCGATATTGCCGCTGTTGCAATCACCGGAACCTGCACCGTAACTGACGGGGCGAACGGCCAAATGAAGGTTACTTTTGCGGCGGCAGACACAGCCGATCTGGACCCAGGTTACCTGTATTGGGACCTTCAGGAAAACGCATCCGGTGTGATTACGACAATTCTTTCGGGGACTGTTGCGGTTCTTGCTGATGTGACGAGGTAGCAATGGCTACCACTACCGTCACGGTTGCACTCGAAACAGAAACCCTGACCGTCTACCGGACAAACAATACCTACGTTGTTTCGTCTGCAACAGAATCGGCAGCGCTGTCTGTTGGCAACAAGATCAGTATTGTCGGCACAGGTAACGCTGGCCCTGTTGGTGCTACCGGAGCGCAAGGCGCTCAAGGTGCGCAGGGTACGCAAGGCCCACAGGGTACGCAAGGCCCACAAGGCGCTACTGGTGCTCAGGGGGCCACGGGTGCGCAGGGAGCGCAAGGAGCGACCGGAGCGCAAGGGTCACAGGGTCCTCAGGGTTTCCAAGGTCCACAAGGAGATACGGGTCCTCAAGGAGCAACTGGTGCGCAAGGTGCGCAAGGTGCTCAGGGACCGACCGGCGCTCAGGGACCTCAAGGTGCAACAGGTGCTCAAGGAGCGCAAGGTCCTCAGGGGGATACGGGTCCGCAGGGTTCACAGGGTCCCCAGGGTACACAAGGACCGCAAGGTGATACGGGACCCCAGGGTGCCCAAGGTGCGCAGGGTCCTCAAGGGTTTCAGGGTACGCAAGGTCCGCAGGGCGATACCGGTCCGCAGGGCGCACAGGGTGCCCAGGGCGCACAGGGTGCTCAGGGTCCGCAGGGTTTTCAAGGACCTCAGGGTGACACTGGTGCGCAGGGGGCTCAAGGTCCGCAGGGATTTCAGGGGCCTCAGGGGGATACTGGTCCTCAAGGTGCGCAGGGCGCTCAGGGTCCTATTGGTTTTCAGGGCCCGCAAGGCGCTGTTGGTCTAACTGGTGCTACGGGCCCGCAGGGGGCTCAAGGTCCGCAGGGTCCTCAGGGTTCACAAACTCTTGATGGTTTGACGGACGTAACTATTACCGGCACCCCGTCGAATGGGCAGGCGCTGGTTTACAGTACCGCCAGTAGCCAATGGGTAAACTCTGCTGTGTCCACCGACCCGATGAACGACAGCAAATTCACGGCAATCATCACAACTGATATCGGAGCATAAATGGCTGTAGGTGACCGCACAGAAAAACGACTGGTTGGACCAGTCAAATTGACCGCTACTGCCAACTCTACGTTGGGTTCTGCCGTTGCATCTGGCCGTGCGTGGGTTGTCAAGCAAGTCGTGTTTTGCAACACAGACGGCACCGACAGGCTCATCTACTTTGCCATCAACACGACCGCTACGGTCGATAACCGCATTTTTTGGGCATTGCCGATTGCCGCCAATGACACCCTTATCTGGGACACGGCGTTGGTTCTGAATGCTACCGATCAGTTTTACGGCTACTCAGATACAACCGATAAGGTAACGTTTACCGCCGTTGGGTGGGAAAAAGAAGTCTAATGGGTCTGTCGTCTGCTCTTGGCGCTCCGGTTGGAGCGATACCAGCAGGTTCGGTTATCCCTTATGCTGGCTCTACTGCTCCCGCTGGCTGGCTTCTTTGCTTTGGCCAGAACGTCTCTCGTACTGACTACGGGGCGCTTTTCGCTGCTATTGGCACAACCTACGGTTCTGGTGATGGTTCAACGACATTTGCTTTGCCGGACCTTCGTGGTCGTGTTATTGCTGGCGTGGACAACATGGGAGGTTCCGCTGCTAGTCGTTTGACCAGCACCACGATTACTGGCGGTGGAGACGCACCTGGCGAGGTTGGCGGCGCCCAAACGCATACTTTGTCGTCAGCGGAGATGCCTTCACACACGCACACTCAGGATGCGCATACACATACGCAAGTAGCACATAATCATACCCAAGTTGCACACAGTCACTACGTCCAAGAAAACTCTTCCAATGGCACAAGGATGGGTGGTCACTACACAGCAGGCAGCGGTAGTGTGGCAGTTTCATCTATTGCTGGTAGTGCAATTTATGGTGATGGTTCAGCAGCAATCACAGAATCAGCCACGCCGACAATCAATAATACTACTGCAACGAATAATAATACGACTGCAACAAACCAAAACACCGGAGGCGGTGGAGCGCATAATAACGTGCAGCCAACAATGGTAATGAACTACATCATCAAGGCGGTTGCCCTCTAATGCCTATCTCGTCGTTTTCTGCACCGTCTGCAATCGCCAAACCTGGTGTTTGCACTTCTTCGACTCGACCTGCTTCTCCGTATGAGGGGCAGTTCATCTACGAGACAGACACCGATAAAACGTTCGTCTGGAACGGTTCGGCGTGGGTGCAACAGTTCACAGCGTCGCTTGTTGACGCTAAAGGCGATTTGCTGGTTGCGTCCGCAGATGACACTCTCGCTCGTCTTGCTGTCGGGTCGAACAATCAGGTTCTTGTTGCTGATTCGGCGGCCACAAATGGTGTCAAGTGGGCCGCCCTTTCGGGGATTACTACAGCGTGGACTGCTTACACCCCAACCGCTACCGCATCTTCTGGTTCAATTACAACGGGTTCGCTGACAAGAGCGAGGTATTACCAAGTTGGCAAACTTGTAGTTGGACGCATTGAATATGTCATTACTACTGCTGGTACCGCAGCCGGTTCGTACATTGATTTTACCCTGCCAGTTACTGCTGGTGATTACAGCGGTGGCACCTCAATAGGCTTTGGCCGAGAGTATCTTTCTACTGGCTACCACTTGAACGTCTGGATTATCTCAACCACGGCATTGAGGGTTGGCATCTACGAAAACTCTGGCGTGATCCAAAACAGCAGAAATATCGGTATTACCTTCGCTTATGAGGCGGCGTAAATGAACCTAAACCAACTTGGGCTTGAGCCGACAGATAACTCAAACGTCTTTATTGCTCGTATGCGTTTCCAACGTGACCGCCTGCTTGCCGCATCAGACTGGGCAGTTTTGCCAGACGCACCAACTGATAAAGAAGCGTGGGCTGCCTATCGCCAAGCCCTTCGTGATTTTCCCGTAACATGGGTGCCATCTGAAGAAGCCAACTTTCCTGATGTGCCTACTGCGGTAACAGCATGAGTATCTCTAACATCCGTACTGGCTTGCGACCTGGTGTTTGCACCAGCACTACCCGCCCCGGTACCCCATACACGGGTCAAATTATTTACGAAACAGACACGGGTTATCTGCGGGTATGGGATGGGTCTGCGTGGGACTACCTCAGCCAAAAACAAGATGACACGGTTGGGTTGGGGCCTGTTGGCGGTTTGGTTTTTATCAAGTCACAAACAGTTGGTACGGCAGTTTCGAGCGTCCAAGTGACATCAGCGTTCTCCGCAACATACGATTCGTATAAAATCATTTATCAGGGCGGCAGCGCATCAACAGCAAACGTATTGAAATTTACGTTAGGTGCAGCGGCGACTGGTTATTACTACTCATTCAATTACGTTGTTTACGGAACCACTACCGCCTCTGGCGACTCTGGTAGTAACGCAACGAGCATTGTTTATGGCGGCCAAATGAGTGCTGACGGCAATTATGCAAACATTGATGTAATGGCCCCGTATCTGGCGAAAAGGACCTATGTGGTTTCGAATGTTTCTGGTGGTACTGGCACATACGGTGGGACCTGTTTGGGCTTATTGGCCAATACAACCAGTTACACGGATTTCACCCTGACTTGCAACTCAGGCACCATTACCGGTGGCACAATTACCGTTTACGGGAATAGGCTGGCATAACCAATGGCACGACCGAACATACAAATTGACGACATTGTGCGGGAAATGAACGACGAAGAATATGCAGCCCTTCTAGCATCCGGTTGGTCCCCTGAAGGGACAGACGACCAAGCGGTTACGCAACTCGGTGCAGAAAATGCAGACCAGTGGATACACGACTTTCGGGAATAATCAGCGTCATTACGCCGACATACAACACGAAACCTGACACCCTCGCCCGACTCTGGGCCTCCCTCAAAGCGCAAACCCATACCGACTGGGAATGGGTCATCTACGACGACTCCACCACCGATGCAGTCCACCGGCAGGTCTACGGAATGTGCTCCGACGAACGGTACCGAATCCGATACTTCCGGCCCCATGTTCCCTCTGGTGGCAACATCGGCTACGTCAAGAAGATGGCGTTCAGTCTCGGCCTTGGGGACATCCTTGTCGAAGCAGACCACGACGACCAGTTAACCCCAGACTGCCTACAGGAACTTGCTACAGCCTTCACAGACCCGTCTGTCGGGTTCGCCTACTCGGACTGCGCTGAGGTCTACCCAGACGGTTCCAGCCTGCGCTACCCGGACGGCTGGGGCCTCGGCTACGGCTCCCACTACTGGGACGAGACGCTGCAAGTCTGGGCCTGCCGGGTGCCGATAAACCGCACAACCCTCAGCCACATCGTCTCGGCCCCGAACCATGTACGGGCATGGCGGACCAGCACCTACCACGCTGTCGGAGGCCACAACCCGAACCTGCGAGTAGCCGACGACTACGAACTAATCGTCCGCACAGCCCTCGCAACCCAAATAGCCCACATCCCCAAAGTCCTGTACCTCCAGCACATCGACCCGCACTCAGCGCAACGGGAAATGAACGGGCTGATACAGCAGTTAGTGCCGCAGATAGCCGCCGAATATGCAGAACGGCTGGACGAAAAGTTCGGTGCTAATATCTGACTGTCCCCCTAGGAGGTTGTCATGCCGATGGTCGGTAAAAAGGAATTCTCGTATTCGAAGGCCGGTATGAAGGCTGCGAAGATGGAAGCGAAGAAGTCGGGCAAGCCTATGAAAATGGGCAAGAAAGCCGCTAAGAAGAAGAAGTAAGTGTCTACTACTGCCCAGATCATTACCCGCACCCAGCGACAGTTGTTGTCTGGGGTTGTTGAGGAACGCAACAAACTGTCTGCCACGATTACGGCGACGGCTACTTCGTGCGTTCTGACTTACGACCTTGGTTCGGTGCGTCAGGGGTCTGTGATTGAGATTGGGTCTGAGCAGGTTTACGTTTGGGATGTCATCGAAGTTTCTAAAACTTTGACGATTGAGCGGGGTTTTAATGGTACGACTGCGGCGGCCCATACGGGCGGTTCGGTGTGTACTATCAACCCCAGGTTCCCCCGTAACCAGATTCTTGAAGCGGTGAATGACGAGTTGGCGGACTTGTCGAGCCCGGTGAACGGTTTGTTCCAAGTGAAGAATTTGGACCTAACGTACAATTCGTCTAGCCGTCAGATGAACCTGCCCGGTGCTTTGGACATTATCGATTTGATTGATGTCCGTTACCGGTATCGTGCCGATGACTACAAGCAGGTGTCGTCGTACAAACTGTTGCGGAACATGCCGACCAAAGATTTCGGGTCTACGTTCGGTTTGCAGATCGATTCCGATGTGTCAAACGGCGATATCCGTATCACCTATAAAGCCCCGTTTGGCAGGGTGGCCGCCGAGGCTGATGACCTCCAGAACATTTCCGGTTTCCCGTTATCCGCTGAGGACATTCTGGTTATTGGGTCGCAGATCAGGTTGATGGCTCCCCGTGAGGTGAAACGTAACTTTACTGAGTCGCAAGGCGATACCCGCCGTTCGGATGAGGTTCCGTCTGGTGCTGTGGCGAACTCGATTACGAATCTGTTGCGTATGCGCAGGGACCGTATTACGGCTGAGGCGCAACGTCTTGCCCGTTTGTATCCGACGTTTTTGCAGAGGGCGTAAGCCGTGGCTGTAGCAGCGTTCACGCTGCCGTACCGTAATACTCCGGCGTTCTTTACTGGTACGGGGCAGACGACGCTTGTTCCGTCTGTGTATCCGGTGGCTATTAACGGTCGCCCGTACATGATCGACCAGAAATCTGGCGAGTTTCAGCGTGGCTATGAGCCTCGGGTGCGTGATTCGCAGGACATTTCAACTGCACCGGGCGAGGCTGCTATCAACCCTGGCGGCCTGTGGAGGCGTGGTCAGGATTCGTGGCATTTGGGTGCAGGTCAGCAGTATGCGGATATTGCTGGTGGGCAGGATTACCGGTTCTACAAGTCGAAAGGTATCGACATTTGGACCAAGGGCCAGGTTGGCCTGCTAAACACGACGAAGGTGTCGTTGTCTTCTGCTGCTACTACGCAACGCATGGTTGTGCAGGACGGGCGTGTTTATGTCGCCATAGATGAAGCGGTGAAGTTTTCTACTGACCCGTTTGCGGCAACCCCCACTTGGACTGATTGCACGGGTGAACCGGGCGGTGGCAAGAAATGTGTTGCTATGGCAACTGACGGCGACCGAATCTATTTCGGTTTCGAGAACGACGGGATAAGAAAACTTGACCCTGGTACCTCAACAACGGTGATCGATAGCACCAAGTTCATTAATACAACCGACAACTATTACATGCTTGGCTTCGCCAAGGGTTTTATGTTCGGCGCATACGACCACAACTTGCGCAACATTTCTAACACGGGTTCACTTGCAGGTGTTGTTGAACCGATTGACACATCGTGGCGTTGGGTAGGTGTAGCAACAGGCCAAAACGCAGCGTATGCGGCAGGGTACGCCAGCAAAAAGTCAATGGTTTACAAGGTAACAATCAAGACTGATGGCACTTTGGACAAAGGTGTTGTGGCCCTTGAACTCCCAACTGGCGAAATTGCTGCATCGATTGCTGGATATCTCGGGTTCATTATTCTCGGCACCAATAAAGGTGTTCGATTCTGTTCCACAGACAGCAACTCAAACCTTGTTGCTGGACCACTTATCCCGACGAACAGTTCAGTTCTCAAATCCGCTTCGAACGACAGGTTCTCTTACTTCACATGGACAAATTATGACGGTACTTCTGGCGGTCTTGGTCGGCTGGACCTTTCAACTTTCACTGGAACGAATACTCCTGCATACGCCACGGACTTGATGTATGACTCGAACGCCGATGTCACAAATGTTGTCATATTTGATGACAAACCGGTGTTCATGGTTTCCGGTGTCGGCGTTATCGTTGAAGACACATCTAGCCTCGTTGCCTCTGGCACCCTTGAACTCGGCACCTACCGTTGGGGTATCCCTGATCGCAAATTCGTCGCCCGTGTCGATGTTCGCACCGAACCACTCAAAGGTTCCGTCACCCCCTATCTTGCTAACGATGAAGGTAACTACCAGAACCTCGGAACGATGTCTACGGCGGGTTTGATTGAACAAACCTTTACCGGTTCCGATGACAGGGCCATCGAAGCCAAGTTCAAACTGACCTTGACACGGGGAACAACCGTCACAGAAGGCCCGATTGTCACCCGCTGGATGGCCCGAGCCTACGCTGCACCGTTCCGGTCCCAAACGTTCTCTGTGCCGGTGCTTCTGCACAACAAGATCAAACTGAAGAACGGCAAAGAGGTCTATTTAGATACCCAGGAAGAAACCGATGTTTTGGACGAACTGCTTGCTAACCCCAGAATCATTGTTTTGCAGATCGGCAACTCGGTTCATTCGGTTATTGTTGAGGACCTACGCTGGATACCAGTTGATGCCTACGGCAACAAGTGGGATTGGGAAGGGACAGCGGTTGTTATTATGAGAAGCGTAGAAAACTAGGAGCACAAATGGCACTTCCCGTTCGCAGAGCATACAAGGGCGCACCTGTTTCTACAACGCTGAGTAGCAGCGTCAACTCGTCTGCTACAACGGTCAACGTCGCATCTGTCACGGGATGGCCTTCGTCGTTCCCGTTCTTTGCTGTCATTGACCCCGGCACCTCAAAAGAAGAAAAAGTCCGGGTCACAAACATTTCCACTTTGGCTTTGACTGTGGTCCGTGGCGTGGACGATACGACTGCTGCAGCCCACGATGCTGCTGCAGTTATTTACCCAGT